TGATAATTTAATTCCTTTTCTATTTCTGGCTTGATCTTTGGAATCTGACCATTTGCAGTTATTTGGTTCATAGTTTTTATTATTATCTATGCGATCAATGGATAAATTATCATTGTATCCATTTTTTAGAGACCATTCGCAAAATAAATCAGGCTTTTCAAGCCATTCATTACAAATTTTAATTCCTTTTTCGCCATAATTATGGAAATTATTATCTTTTTTATAATAACAACGCGCTCTCATGCATTTGAAAATTTGAACTAATCTAGGATGAGATCTTCTGTAAGAGCATTCCATTTCTTCCGGGCGCAAACACCCGCAATGCTTTCTATTTTTTAAATAATAAGCATCCATTATTTTTTCTTGGTTGCACTCTTTGCATATAACCAAGGCTTTTCTTGTTTTTCCTTTCTCTCTTCCAAGATCTTTCAAAATCTTAAATCCGTTGATTTCGCTTGGCAAAGAATAATGATGTGATGAAGGAAGACATCCGCAGCTTTTCTTTCTTCTAAGATCCGATATATCGGTTTTAAATTCTTTTAGGCATCCCTTGCAAATAACATCAACCTGCCTTCTTTTGTTTGAACGACCATAATCTTTTATTATTTTAAAACCATTGATCTCACCAGATGATATATCTATTAACTTAACCATCGTTTCCTCTTTCATTTTAAAAAGAGAAATTATAACACCACACCGACTTGCGTCTAAATCTATGCGGCCATTTATGGTATAAGTTAATTGACTCACACGCCAGCCCTCACTCGCCATGAGCCATTCAACAAACTCTCTTCATCGCCAACAATAGCTAAATCTACCTCAGAATTAGCCTGTATAATCTTAACGGCCTTCATCAATTCATCTTCTAACATTGGCGTCCAGGCTGCCATCCTGCCTTTAAACATGGCTAAGTCTTTAGCTACGGCAAATAGGAAGTATCGATTGTAATAGCCTGGCAATGTCAGCAACGTGTCATCGGTGGACATATAAGGAGGCAATTGAAATTTTCCCCTAATGAAAAACTGAAAGAACTGGCTGGGTGATGGATATATTCTAAATGAAACGCTTTGCACATCAGGAAAAGGAATAATAAATCTTGGCAAACCAGACAATGGTTGGTATTTAAATGCCGAATGCCACTGGTCTTGCGTCTTGAATACTAGCGGATAATCCACGCCCATTAAGTTTAACCATGCACTTTCCCAATTTGCCATGCGTCCTATGCTGATATCATACAAAGGAGGCGTAGGCGGCACCGTAACGGGTGGGGGAGGGCCTGCAGTTACAAATTCTTGGCCGACTGTTAGCGCTACGGTTTGCGTTGACGCAATCGTCATCATAAGGCCATCAGCGGCATACGATGTTAGCAAGTCGTTGAGTCTTCTCAATCCAAAAGATAAATCATTCCCGTGCAATGGTTGTGTAGGATTGCTAGGGTTTATCAGTCGATAACTATCGTCAAGGAATTGCTTAATGGTGGTCATTATTTATTGCCTTTTTCATAAGGCTTTTTAGTCGGAACTGCATTCTTTGTCGAAAACCACGAGCCCGAAGAGATATTTTTTTCATATTCTTCCCATGATTCAACAAGTTTTTGAACGCCACCAAAACCATAGATGAAAGCTCTAAAGCCATCTTTAGGAATAGTTCGACCTTGATATATTACGTGTTCGCCGGTCATAAGTGCTCCTTAGTTTAAAAAACTCCCGCACGTTGCGTACCATGCGGGAGAAACGTTGAGAGCGTTTTAAGACATCATTCTTACAGCGAACTCAGGGTTGATTGTGCAACCCGCAAGAACGTCAACACGATCTAATTGTTGGTAGTTACGAATATCAGCGCCTAAAGTTGCAGTTAATGCCAACTTGTAGAGGTCTGAGTAAGAGGTAACCGCTTCCACGCCGCCTTTGAGTTCTTTAATTGGAGGCGCTGCAAACACGATTGCCTGAGTATGAAACATCAAGGAAACGTTATGTGATTGAGCCATATATAACTGCGCACCGTTAGGGATAGCGGCAGAGATATTTTGCTCAGCGCCGGTTGTTACAACGCTTGGGCTAACAGTTACAGTTGCAGTGCCACCGGCACTAGATGCTGCTACCGCGGTTACAACAAATTGTGCTGTGGTTGTTAATGGTTGGTAGGTTAAAGGATTAACCATGAACACATTAGAAGCCGCTGCGATAGTAACGATGTCACCAACGTTGAATGCAATTGCTTGTGAAGCAATCAAGCCTGTTACAGCAAAAGTAGTTGTGCCGATACCTGTTAAATTGCCATTACCAGCCGCAATAGGACCATTGGTGATAGTTCCAGCGAGTTGATAACCCGCGGGAGCGCCTGCGCCTGTTTCACCTGCGCCTGCAACTTGGCGTACCAAAAAGTTAGTTTTGAAGAAGTCAAAACCACTTAAATGGCCGATAAATCCATCGATTAGCGCGCCCGTGTTGACAGTCATGTTGAACGCATTAAACAATGAGTTGTTCAAGCTTGATGCGGTACGCGGTGAAATAGCAGCATAACGTTTGCCATCTTCAGGGATAGCAAGTTCAGTCATGTAAGCGTCAGCGTCAAAGATGGTTGATTGGTCAATAGCTACGCCAGGTGTGCCAACTGCTTGATAGGTTTGCAATTGAAACTTGGTTGAACAGATGAACTTCTCAACTTTGTTACCAAGTGTTTTGGCGCGAGGAGCGTTGCACATTTCAAGATATGGTTCGTCACGTGCGCGATCGAAAGTTAATTCGAAAGTGTTGTAACCCAACATAACGTGAAATTGCTTTTCAATGGTGAGAGGTCTGATTATCTGAATACGAGCTTCTTCAACTGCTGTCGCGCCTTCACCACCTAGATATCTTTCTTCCAGGCGATAGTTGACTGTCTGACCTGTAGCGTATTTGAGATTTTTAAAATCGCCTTCGAGGTTTCTATTGGAAACACGAGCAAATGATAATGAGTTCCAGAATCTAATAAAAACGTCATTTAAGACATATTGCGTCACTTGGAACGTATTGAGTGCCATGGTATATTACCTTCTGATAAACAAATAACTACAAAGACTGAAAAATCAATCTTCATTCCTATCTGTCCAGCGGAAGACAATAAATTACACGCTTAAGTACATGCTCAATTGATGGTGATTGAGACTGGAAATACACATCAGTCTCAATATTAAGCCAAATTAATCTTCTTTTCTATAGAGAGGTCTTTATGTCTAATGAATATTCTAGTTGCTCAGATGAAATTTGTATTATTCCTGGATGTGACAGGCCGAGAGATAAAAAACAAAATAGACGTATTTGCCAACTTCACCGATCAAGAAAGAGTAAGTACAAAACTTATGAAATACCCCCCAAAGATCTTCCAGAAGGAATAATAAAGATATGCAAGACGCATGGGCCTCTAAACATAGATGAAATTAAATACAGATACAAAGATAAGCTTTGGGTTTCTTGTAAGTACTGCCTGAAAAGATGTGAAGATAGCTTTGTTGCGGTTCATGGCCATAAAAAAAGAAATGAGTATAAAAAAGATATTTTCGTCTGGAATGGAAAGATAAAGCTTCCTAAGAAATCTTATGAAGAAATGCTTCAAAAGCAAAATAATGTTTGCGCTATTTGCAATAATCCTGAATCAATGAAGTCTAATAATAAGGATGGCCCAAAAAAATTAGCAGTAGATCATTGCCATAATACAGGAATGATTCGCGGCCTCTTATGCCATAAATGCAATGTTTCGCTAGGATCAATGAATGATTCCATTGAAAGATTAGAGGCCGCGATTTCTTATCTTAAGAACTATCAGACTTAACGTCTACGAGAGGAAATACTAGCTAAGCGACTCTTTTTATCAGCCAGGAGCAAATCATCGAGCTCGTTGCCAGATGTCTGCTTAGGCTGAAATGCTGTCGTTGTATCAGTTTTCGTAGGGCTAATCGGCTTAGGTGCGCTGCTTACTTTCACTGATGCTTTCCTTAGTTTTTCGTCTAATCTGCCAATAGCAGCTGCTTGGGCGTACGGGCTTTTAATCTCTGCAATCTTAGCCAATTCATCAGGCATGCGCTTAGCAGCAGCGTAAAATAAGGCCGCTGGGTCGTTAATATCACTTGCAGCCATTACCATGGCATCAGTGACTTTTTTGCCAGCTAAGACAGCATGGTAGTCATCAAATTTCCTCATGCCAGATTGAAACTTTGTCCCTAGCTGCTGCATTTCTTCTTGTTGAACGGCAACCTGTAATGCCTCGGCCTTTCGTTGCTCACGCCTGTCGGCGGCTTGGTCGAAGAATTGTTCTAACTGTTGCTGCCAATCCTGCGTTGAGTTTTCATCGTACTGAAAGCCTTGCTGTGCAGCCTGTTGTTGCTGTTGCTGAGTAGGTTGCTGTTGGTTGTTACGCTCAAACCTTGCTACACGCTCACGCATAAGGCGGTTAGCATATTCATCCATCTCAGCTTTTGTGTAGGTTTTTGGCGCTTCAGTCTCTAGTCCGTATTCATTGGTCGAATCTGGACTATGAGCTTTCTCTAATCCATTTTCGGTGGCGTCCCCGTATTCGTTGGTCTCTGGCTTTTCTGGCTTTGATGCTGGCTTAATAGGGACATCAACAACCTTTTCTTGCGGTAAATCTGCTTTTGGTGCGGTGCTTGCGGTAGTTGCGCTACTAATATCAGATGTTTCATGTGGAACATCAGCCGCCTTCTCTGGCAATGGGTCAAGCTTCTGACCTGTCATTGCTTCGCGCA